TGCCGCTCATGAAGTCCAGTTCGATGACGGTGGCGCCGTCGATCATCAGCTTGTAATAGCTGCAGGCCATGGTGTATTTGTGGGTGGTGTCATCGCCCATCTTGGCCGCGCCCATATCGATTTCCTTGTAGCGGCCGCGCACGACCACTTCGACGGCGGCAACCGTGCCGTCATCGTCTTCCTGGTAGGCGCCGGCAAAGCGCAGTTGCACGGCGCCGTGCGCATGCGCGCCGTACTGTTTCAGGGCTTCGGCGATCAGGCCGCCGGCGCTCCATTCCAGCGACAGCGCCTCGTTGCCGAAGTCCACGGACACGGGGCCGCTCATGCCGCCTGCGCGGTACTCTTCCATCTTGCGGCTCAGTTTCGGCAAGGTGACTTCGGGCACCATACCCATGAAGGAGACGCCGTTCTGGAACAAGTTAAAATTTTTCAGTTTGCGGGGCAGGCCCATAATTTCTCCAGTATTTCAATGCGCCCGCGCTGGCGCGGGCAGGGTGGTGATGGCGATTACGCGGCGATGCGCGAGGCAAAGTCGGCGAGGTAACGGTCGGTAATACGCTGCTGGAATTTCAGGTTTTCCAGCGGCGGCACGGGTGTGTAGTCGTAATCGATGGCCAGCTTGCCGTCTTTCAGCGCCGTCTTGTCGTTGTACTGCTCGTCATACCAGGCATGGCCGTCGATGATGTAGCCCTGCAATTTCAAGTCGCGGAACTTGGCGTTGATGCTTTCCAGCAGGTCACGCACCAAGGACGGGTGCAAGGGCACGTCGACGTAGGCGAAGTGCGCCTCGGCGATGCTGTCGGCCAGCACCTGGGCCGTGCGCGTGTAGCTCTCAAAGTAGAAGAAGCCGCCCGGTTCCTCGCAGGTACGCGAACCCCAAAAACGGTAACCGCCCATGTTAATCAGGGTGGTCACTTCCTTGGCGTTGAGCACGCCGGCATCGGTGGCCGGGTCTTGCAGGTCGAAAAACACGTCCTTGGTGATGCCGGTGGGGCCGTTGACGACCACATTCGACAGCGTTTTGTGCCAGCCCGTTTCTTCGTCAATCTTGGCGCGCAAACCCATGGCGTAGGCCACGGCGGACATACTGGCCTCGGCGTCCGTGGCGGTATCCCAGTTCACGAAATCCGGCCAGATCATCATCACTTCGCGTTGGCCGAACTGGCCGCGATAGGCGATGGCCGCCGGGACGGTGGCGCAGCCATAGGCCGACGCATACACGAAACCGCGCAGGCGCTGTGCCACGCTGGCCAGGGCATTGGTGACAGCCTGGGTGTCCAGCCCCGGCGCGCCCAGGATGCGCGGTTTCACGCCCAGTTTGCTTTGCGCCGCCAGCAGTGCCTTGGCGCCCAGGTACTTGCCGTCCGGCGACACGCCGCCCACGGCATTGGTGGTGGTTTCCGCTTCCGTTTCGCCTTCTGCCACGCGCACCACGACCGTCAGGGGCTTGGTCTGTGCGGCAATCGCTTCAAGCGCGCGGTACAAGGTGCCGGTCTTGCCGGCCTTGCCCATGGCGGCCAGCACGTTGGTGACGAGCACGGGCGTGTCGAGCGGGAAGGCGGCCGGGTCGGCATCGTCGGCCGTGGCGATCAGGCCCAGCACAGCCGTGGAGACGGTGCGGATGGGGCGCGAACCCTCGTTGATTTCGATGACGCGCACGCCATGGTGGTAGTCGGTGGCCATAGGGCTCTCCTGGTGAGTGGTGAATGGGGCGTTACTGGGGGGATGCCATGCCGGCGGTATCATCGAAAGCGCGCCGCGCTTCGCCGGACAGGGTGGCGGCGATGCGCGCGTATTCGGCGTTGACGGCCGCTTGTAGCGCCTCGATGTCCTGCGCGGCGGCAACCGTCGGGCAGATGGTGATGTCGAGCAGCCAGGCGCGCGCCGTGGCGATGGCTTGCGCGGTGGCCGCGTCGCCGCTGGCCATGGCGGCAAAGCCGATGCCGGCCAGGCGGTTGAGGATGCCGTCACGGCGCGCGCGAACGGTATCGAGGTAGGCGGCGCACACTTGCACGTAGGGAATGGGAGGGGCCGGCGTGGTGCGCAACGTCCCGTTGACAAACTTGAACGATCCGCCGGATGCGCGGGCGTTATGGGCGGCCAGGTGGTCAGCTTCGGATACCTCAAACACATCGGACGGGATGTCCTGGTACTCGATGCAGGTAGGGTAAAAGAATCCGGTGCTCGGTGAATATCTGACGGGCATGATTAATTTCCAAAGGCAAGGTAGGATGGGGTAATGCCGCCGGAAAGCGCATTCCCGTTGTAGGTGTACAGGCGGCAGCCCGTTCTTGTCTTCATACCGACGTTGATGTTTGTGGGCATACTGGACCCGCTTCCGCCTTGCCCTTCATATCCAGGGAAGACGTGAGAACACGCGTTTGGAAACGGAATCGGGAAGATGACGTCGACATAGCCGGATGCCGGTGTCTGCGCGCCGCCGCCCAGCTGAAAAATCATGCCGCTGGGTAATAGCTGGTAGCCGCTCGAAGACAACATCGCCGCAAAGTCGGCATTGCGCCACAGCTCGGCGGTCGATTCGATGACTTGCCAGGTTTTTGGCGCGGTCGCCATGAGTGTCAGGAATTGCCCAGGTTTGATGGTGATGCTCGGCACACTGCCGACATCAAATCCAATGCTCACGCCTGGCGCGGCAAGAATGGTGCCGCTATTGAACAGCCCGAAGAACTTGACGCACTTGCCGGAATTATTCGGAATGCCAAGCGCTACGGGGTCGGGAATGGTGATGGCCTTGCCCGCAGTCGGGAAGTACAGGGCGCAGCCCATATCCTCGGCGGTGAGCGAACGGCTTTCAGTGACGTCGGCATAGCGAACCATGTTTCCTTGTGCGCGCTGCACAAAGTCGGCATTGACCAGCTTGCTCGACGCGTCGAACTTCGGCAGTGTCGCCACTTCCTTCATGCTGTATTGCGGATGCGGATCTGCCGCCGCTGCGTGCTTGGCCAGTTGCTGGTCGCCATAGGAGCGTGCGCTGGTGTCCTGTTGATCGACATAGGCGACCTTGGCCAGCAGCGGGTGCGGGTCAAGAGCCGCCTGATGCTTGGCCAGTTGCTGGTCGCCATAGGCGCGCGCGCTGGTGTCCTGCTGATCGACATAGGCGACCTTGGCCAGGAGCGGGTGCGGGTCAAGAGCCGCCTGATGCTTGGCCAGTTGCTGATCGCCATAGGTGCGTGCGCTGGTGTCCTGCTGATCGACGTAGGTGACTTTTGCCAGCAGCGGGTGCGGGTCGGCGGCCGCCTGGTGCTTGGCCAGTTGCTGATCACCATAGGTGCGTGCGCTGGTGTCCTGCTGATCGACGTAGGTGACTTTTGCCAGCAGCGGGTGCGGGTCGGCGGCCGCCTGGTGCTTGGCCAGTTGCTGATCACCATAGGTGCGTGCGCTGGTGTCCTGCTGATCGACGTAGGTGACTTTTGCCAGCAGCGGGTGCGGGTCGGCGGCCGCCTGGTGCTTGGCCAGTTGCTGATCACCATAGGTGCGTGCGCTGGTGTCCTGCTGATCGACGTAGGTGACTTTTGCCAGCAGCGGGTGCGGGTCGACAGCGGCCAGATGCTTGGCCAGTTGCGCGTCGCTGTAGGCGCGCACAGTAATGTCCTGGTCATCGACATACTTGCGCGTGGCCAGAACGATGGACGGGTCGATTTTTAGCTCGATAGCGGCCGTGCTGGCGACGATCAGTACGATACGCACCACCTGCATGCGGCCGCTACCTTCCGCCATCAGTGGCTTGTAGCTGGGCGGGCAGTTGGCCACGGCGCACAGGTCGCCCGCCTCGTCATAAATGCCGAGTTCGCGCATCCACCAGCCGCCCACGTTCTCGGGTAAGACTTGCTCGGCAATGATCTGGCTGGTGTTGTCCGGGTCTTTGTCCAACTTGTTCAGGTCGGCGCGGTGCACCTCGCGCACAAGCGCCTTTTGTCCTCGGTCGGGAACCGGTAGGGTGCCGTTGCCGTCACCTACGCCCATTTTTTTGAGTTTCAGGGTTTGGCCCAGGGCGATAGCATTGGCCAGCTTGGCCTCGCCCACCTGCGTCAGAATTGCGAAATATGTGCTCATGGATAGATGGTCATGGTGTCGATGGTATGGGATGCGCCGGCCTGCAACAGCGTGCCGCGCACTTCGATGGTTTCCGCGATCCACGGATACACGGTCATGACGTCGCCGTGGTAAGCGGCAACGCCGGTGTAAACCTTGCCGCGAGTTTCCAGATACAGCGCCAGGCCCGTCATGTGACGGCTAACGGGTTTGGCGTCGGCAATCAGGCGCTCCATTTCCTGAAACATGGCGTCCGTGATGCCCGTGTCCAGCACGCCCACGTCGAGGCGGAAAGTACCCGGCACGCCCGGTGGCGTCGTTTGCCACCATTCGGTAATGCGGATCAGATAGCCCAGGGACTCGACCACGCGGCGCACGGCGGCAATCGTGCCCTTGTGCTTGTGGATGAAATAGGACGCCTTGATGGTGCCGCGCTTGGTCGACTCGGGCCAGGCGTCATCCCAGCGGTCGACGGAACAGGCCCAGGCCAGAAATGGCAGCAAGTTGACCGGGCAGCGGTCGACGCTCCACAGGTCGCGCAGCGGCACGGGCACGTTGACCAGCTCGGCGCAGGCCACGGCAATGGCACGCTCCAGCGCCGTGGTGTTGGGCGGCAGGGTCGGCATGGTCTTATTCATCGAGCACCACGACATTGAGCTTGATGGCCGTGCAGCACGCGGCCTGGGTGGCGTTCAGTTCGATGTCGGCCGCCGGGCTGGTCAAGATGACCTTGCGCACGCCTTCGACGTGGACGGCGGCGCTGCAGGCGGATCGATAGATGCTGTGACCCAGCGGGCGGCGCGGCTGCGACACGCGCACGGCGTTGGCGTGCGCGGCGTCCAGCAGAATCGGCACTTCCGGGCCGACTCCAATAAACAGGGTGGCCTCGATCTGGTAGTCGATGACCTGGGCGGCTTGTACCGTCAGGCGGTCGCCCAGGGGGCGCACGTCCTCGGCGTTGAGCGCGCGCGCCACGGTGGCCAAGAGTTCGGCGCTGGCGATGCCGGTGTCGTTGTTGGCCAGCACCGTGACGATGACGTGCGCCGGCGCGGGGCTGGTGGCGCTCGCGTCCTTGACGCGGCCGTCGCTGCTGCGGGCGTGGAATTCGTAGGAGGCTTTCGGGCCGGCCACGGACAAGCCGTCCGGCGCTTCCTGGATGCGCAGGCGATAGGCGTCGTTATCTTCCATGACGGCGGCCACGGGCGGCAGGGCGTTGGGATTGGCCGGCGTGATGGTCAGGCGCGCCACATTGACGTTGGCGCCCAGCTGGTCCAGGTCGCCGTCGAGGGCAAACGCCAGCATGACGGCCTTGCCTGCCTCGTTGACGCGGTTGCGCAGGATGGTTTCTTGATACGCGTTCTCTTCCAGCAGCTTGGTAGCCGGTTCCGATTCCAGCTCCAACAGGGCCGTGACGGCGGCGCGTTCGGTTTCCGGCAGCAGGCTGACCAGGTGCGCTTTGCGGCTGGCGAGGATGGTTTCGAAGTCCAGCACTTCCACCACACTGGGCGCCGGCAATTGGGTCAGATCGATGGGTGTGCTCATACGATGCCGCCTTGCTTGACGGGTACGGCCATGGTGATCGCCTGGCCATTGGCCGTGCCATCGAGCAGCAGCGCGATGGCGCCGTCCGTGTCGCGCGTCAGTTGCACGCTGGTGAGCTGCAAACGCGGCTCCCAGCGGCGCAGGGCAAAGGCAGTGGCCGCGTAGATGCGCAATTGCGTCGCGCTGTTCAGGGGCTGGTCGATCAGCTCGGGCACTTCGGAGCCATAGCGGCGGCGCCGGATGCGTGAACCCATGGGCGTGGTGAGAATGTCGGTGACCGACTGGCGCAGGTGGCCCAGGCCCGTCAGGCTGCGCCCGGTGGCGGCGTGCATGCCCATCATGATTGCGGCCCGCCCGACTGGTCGCCGCCGGCCCTGACGCCGCCGTGCGGGTGCTTGGCCAGGCTGATGGCACCGGCCAGCACGTCCTCGCTGGCTTTGATCGTGCCTTGCACGGCCATGGCCACGCCGCCGGCGGCGCCGGCCTTGGCGTTCACGCCGCCGTTCAGGGCTGTGGCGCCGTTGACGGTGGCCGCCTGCATGACGATCAGGTTTTTCATGACGGTCAGGTCGCCCGTGCAGATGGTGCTGGGGGCGTTCGACGTCACCTTGTCGGCGGTGATGATGGCGGTGCCGCCGGGGAGTAGGGCCGTCAGGGCATGGGCCGCGTGGTCGTACTGCACTACGGCGCCGTCGGGGTAATGCGTGGTGTGGATGCTGTCGCTGGACTCGGGCGCGTCAAATGCCTGCGAGTACAGGGCTGGCAGGATGATGCCGCGCGTCAGGTCGCCGCCAGGGGAGAAGACGATCACTTGTTCGCCCACGGTGGGCGCCGACCAGGTGCGCGTGCTGCCGGCGCGCGGCGTGGCCCAGTTCAGCCATTCGGTGGTGAGTGTCGGCCCGAGCCGCACGCGCGCTTTGGCCCCTTTGACCTCGGCGATGGTGCCCAGGCGGATCAGGTTTTGCAGCAAGCGGAGGAGGTCGGACAGGTCGGCGTTCATGCAGTGCATGTTGCCGAAGTCCGCGTGCGGATGCACGCGGGGGCGGGTTGATATATGGGTTAATGACCAGAGATATTAAATGTGCCACTTCATATTTGGTGTCATTGATTTTACGAATAATCAACGCCAATTTTCATATTTAATTTTAAATATACTGTAAACATATTTTCATATCAATCGCTGATCTCGAAAATGGAACAGGCTTTTTCTATTGTTTTTTGACCCATTCCTTTAATGCTGGATAAATTCTTCGATGTTATTTTTCCAAAGGTTATTCTTAGTTTATATATTTCCTTCGCCACTGCTCTATTTACATTTAATTGAACTTCAATTTCATCTATTGTTGCGTCATTTATATTCTTTTTTCCGGGCGATGAAGCTGTGGAATTTTGAATTTCTAGGATGTCTGCCACAACTAGATACATGTGAAATACAGCTTTGGTTGCCTCAATTTGGCTAACTTTTGCATGCACTCCCTTGTTTGAAATTTTGTTAACTTTCTCTAACCATGCACCTAAAAAGTCAACATGAACTTTAGCAAGATCTTTGTTGGTGTCTGATGGAATGGATTGATCCATAAATGCCCAAAGGCGATTCACATAGTTAGTCGGTCCAAGGGCGCGGCCGTTATGTTTTTTATCGCTTGGAGGATAGAGCGCGTCAGCAAGAGTCTCAATTAATCGACGACAAGTCGTAAGTGCTTGTGACCACTCTTCCTCCTTAGAGGATGCAACGGACTTAAACGCTTGCATAAGCTGTTCGGTGAGGGCAGGGTTTAAGTCTAATAGTTTGTCATCAACAGCATTTTTCAGAATGTCAAAACAATTTTTAACTGTTCCTGAAAATTTTAATTCATTGAATATTTCTGATGCAAAAGAATGGGCGATCCGTTTAACATAATTAATGTGGTCCTGTAAATTATTTTTATAATATACACTATCATTTCCAATTTTCATTCTAACAAGGTCTGCATATCGCTCTTCAATGAATCCGATATTGACATAGCCGCCGCCACTTTCAGTGGCTTTAATGTTTAATTCTTCATTTCGGTAGTGTATTTTTCTTGTGAGATTTAGGTTTGTTAATTTTTCAATTATGTCGTTGTACTTCTTTGTACTTTCGACGGACTTTTTATCAATGGTTTTATCTGTGTAAAAATCCAGTAGTTCCTTCAGTATTCTTGTGTATCTGGGGTCTCCTAGCTGAATGGCGCACCATGCAACAACATCTGATCTTTCTATAAGTGTGCTAGCACGCGCTAGTTTTTGAATGCCAGATAGAAGTGAACCTTTTTGAGATTCCAGATCTTTTAAGCAACCGTCGATTAATCGCAACGCTTCATCTTTTTGTGTCATATAAGTAACATTTCAAAAATTTCGTATCGAGAATACGTTATGTGGAAGTGTTTTTTTGTCACTAAAATTAGAGTTATCCACTTTCATGATCCGTAATTTTAACGAGCTACATCTGCACAGGAGAATTGCAGTTGGTACACCGTACGCTCTAACTTATCTGATAACAGGTGTCTGAGCCAGTTTTATTTGGCTGTTCTCAATGTTGCTCTAAATGATACAGCAGTGATTGAAGGACAGAAGTCTGATCTAGATTGCTCAATCCCAATAGTGGTCGCTTTGGGTACTCGTAGTGTGGCCCGCTCTTTGTAACGCGCTCCATCCGCCCGAACTGATGCACACGCGCCACGCGCGCCACCCAGCCAAAGAAGCCGACCTCGATCTGGTCGCCGGTCGCCTTCACTTTCAGGTGCTTGGCGGTGCGAATCTTGGTGAACATCGCCGCCTTCTGCCGTTTGATGCGTCCATTCTTCCCCTTGAATTCCTTACGCCGCTTGCGCGCGGGGTAGGCCGTGCCGTCCGGTCCCTGCTGCGCCTTGATGCGCTGCGCCTGGCTGCGGCGCAGGTCGACGGCGACCTTGTGATTGATGGCGCGGCGCTGGGCCGGCTGCAGCTTGGCCAGCAGGGCGCCGGCCCAGGTTGCCAAAGTGTGCAGGTTGTCGCTCATGGCGTCGCCTCGGGCGTGCGCCATTCGGCCAGCAGGGTGTCGCCGTCGTACAGCTTCCAGAACTCGTCCGCGTAGGCCGGCATGTGCTGTATCTCGGCCAGGTGCTTGATGTCCAGGCGGCCCGCCTCGCCGGTCTTGACGGCGACGCGCTCGGTCAGGTCCAGCTTGATGGAAATGTCGACCGTTTCATGGTTATTAAAATCCACCTCGAAGGCGATACCGTGCTTGCGCGTTTCCTCGTTGGCCATCAGGTCGAGCTGGTGGACTTTGAGCCAGGCGATCAGGGCCACCATGATGGCGTCGGCGTCGCCCGCGTAATCGGTCACGATCAAGTTGAGCTTGAAACGGTATTCGAAGGAGAGGGAGGCGGTGGCACTCGCCACCACATTGCCCTCGTCGGCGAAGACCAGCAAGCGGTCGGGGTCGCGCTGCAGGTCAGGGATGGCGGCGGCCAGGTGCTGGCGCAGGCTATTCGGTTTGTACATGGTAGGTGTCGCGGATCAGATTGTAGGCGTCGATACAGGCGTTCAGCTGGCGGGTGGCGTCGTCGCCATCGCCGGCAATGGCGTCAAGAGCTGCCGCAGTCGCCGGGTCAAGTTCGGCGCGCGCTTCAATCCGATGGCCTGCGGCAGCGGTGGAATCTGTAACTGCGGCACACTGGCCGCTGGCGACGGGGATTGACAGGCGCACAGCGCCGCTGCGCACGCCATCGTTAAAACGGTCACGTTCAGTTTTCGCATGGGTTTGTTCCTGGGTGAGGTGGTCGGCGCGCTGCGCCAAGGCGGCGCCGGCGGCGCGCTCCAGCGTCAGCACGCGGGCGGTGGCCTGGGCCAGCGCGATGGCGGCGGTGGTTTTGCTGGTGGCGGCCGCCCGCTGCAGTGATGCGATGACGGCGTCCTTGCGCCAGCCCTGCGCCGTCCAGCCCGCGATGGCGCCGCACAGGAGAACAACGGCCAGCGGGCGCCAAGTGCTCGCGGTCACATGGCCACCCGTTCCTTGATCCAGCCGAACAGGAACCGGCGCTGGGTCTTGTTGGCCTCGGTGATTTCCAGGTAGCGCGCCGCTTGCAGGCCGTTCAGGGCGCGCAGCAGCACGGTGGCGCCGTCCTGGCCGCGCCATGTCAGGAAGGATGCAAGAGCGCCCAGCGACTGCGTACCCAGGCGGCCGTCGACGAACAGGGCGGGGTAGCGCGCGCCCGTGTCATTAAAACCGTTCAGCCAGCGCTGCAGGAACTCGGCCGCGCGGTGCGGCCCCATGTTCACGCCCGTGTCGATCACTTCGGCGCCGATGCCGGCATGGATGGCCAGCACCTGGTCGAACTTCGGTTTCGTGATGTAGCGCGCCATGTAGATGGCGCGGGCCACCTCCACGGGCAAGTCGCGCATCGGCCCCGTATAGCCGTTGGCGCGCGCCACGGCGACAGTGATGCCGTAATTGGTTTCGCCGCCCTTGTCTTGCGGGTCGTTCACATAACCGCCTTCGGCGCGCAGGATGGCGTCGATAACGCGGGCGATGAGTGGATTGTCGGTGGTCGCCATCAGTGTTCCTTCGCGTCTTTGACCAGCTCGGCGATGTCCTTGTCGCTGCGGCGCTGGAACCACAGGGCCACGGCGCGCGATACCCACCAGCCTGGGGCGCCCACGATCAGGTCGATGGCGCTGGCGTTGACCATGGCGCCGATGGCCGGAAGCTGGGCGCACAGCAGCTGGTACACAGTGCCGCCCAGCAGGCACGAGAACACGCCGGCGCAGGCCAGGCGGGCGACGAATTCGCCCTTGTTGAAGGTGCCGTCGGCATTCAGCGGCGGCAGCACGATGTACAGCATGGCCGCGCCGACCATGCCCAGCGCCGCCTTGAAGCCGTACAGTTTGACCAGGGTGGCGAAACCACCAAACGATTCTGCGGACATTGCTTGTTTCTCCATGATGAGGATAAGTAGAGGTGTTGTTAAAAAAGTTAGTCCCATAGCTGCACAAGATCGGCAACGGCGGCCACGCTGGCGGTAGGTTCCGGCAGGGTGACGACCAGGCCAGCCGGCAGCACGGCGCCGTGGCGCGCCAGCGCGGGATTCATTTCCAGGGTGTGTTCGACGTATCCCGCGCCGTCGCCCAGGTAGCGCCACACCAGGGCGTCTACCGTGTCGTGCTGCTGCGTGCGTACCTGCATCAGATCAATTCCACGGTCAGATGCGTGCGCCCGACCATATCGGCGATGGCCCATTGCGCATTGCGCCGCTGCGCGCCGGGCGCCTCGTCCAGCCATTCCATGCTTTTCTTGTCGCTGACGGACGTGGCCGTGCTGTCGTAATCGCGGTAACGCTCGATCAGATCGGCCTTTGCCGTGCTGTAGACGGCGCGCCGGTACTGCGCCAACAAGCGGGACTCGCGGTTGATGCGCGTGGTCGGCACGTCCACCAGGGCGGCGATGCCTGCTTGCGCATGCATGCCTTGCCAGTCGGCCAGCTCGCGGTTGACCTGCAGGATGGCATCGACCACGGCTTGCACCAGGCGGGCGTCGGTGACGGTGCCATCCAGGCGCATGGCGTCGCGCATTTCGGCCAGGTTGACGTCGGGAAACCAGCCGTCGTTCTCGATGATGCCGGCGGCCGGTGCCGGCGGCGCAGGCGTGCTGCCGGGCGGGATGGACGGAGGGAGGGCCATGAAGGACATACGGGGCGCTTTCAAAATGGGGCGGTGGACGGGGTTCATCAGGTCAAAGGTTTGGCCAGAATCCCCCCGTGCCGCCGTGCTGCGGGGGATGCTCTTTACGTGGAACCTGCCGCGCGCTTGAGGCGCCGCTCCAGCCGTTCCATATCTTTCTTGACGCCGCACGACTCCGACAGGGCGCGCGCGCGTTTCAACTGGCCCATGGCGTTTTCCGCTTGCGGCACCAGCGCCGGTGCGATGTCCGTGTCGTCGGCCTGATCGAGCACGGCGATCAGGGCCAGGCCGATGGCCTTGTGCAGCTTGGCGCGCGCCTGGTCTGGCGCGTCGCTGCCGGCCGTCAACTGTTCGACGGTGCCCAGCACCTGGGCCGCATGCTGAGGATCGCTGGCCAGCTTGCCGTGCAGGAAGCCCTCGGCAAACTCGTCCAGCATCAGGGTGGCG